TAGCAGCAGAAGTTCCAATAGCGGTATCTGTTTTACTTTTAAAACTATTAGCCATAGTTATCTCCTATTATCCTAGTGCAATAGCCATAGCTACCGCTGCATTGTTTGCTTCTGTTACTGCAAAGGCAGTTGTTGAAATACTAGTGTTATTAGTTCCGCTTGCCTGTGTAGTACCTGTTACAGTACTTGCAAGTACACCATCGATACTTGGTGCTGAAATAGGTCCAGTGAAAGTAGCACCAGTTATTGCAGCAAAACCAGAACCTGAAACATAGGCTGCAACCCAAGCACTACCTGTGTAAACTTTCATTACATCATCAGTAGTGTTATAGTATAACATACCTGCTTGTAGCGGATCACCATCGTTATCAGTAGTAGGGTCTGCTGCTTTAGCGCCAAGGTACTTATCATCAAAATTATCAAAGGCTGCTAAGGCTTGATCTCTTGCTGCCTCTGCTGCTGTTTGTGCACTACTTGCTGAAGTAGCTGAGCTAGCTGCGTTTGTTTCACTAGTAGCCGCATTAGTCTCTGAAGTTGCTGCGTTAGTCTCGCTAGTCGCTGCATTAGTTTCAGAAACAAGAGCTGCCGCTGCGGATGCTGCAGCATTGGTTTCACTAGTAGCTGCATTGGTCTCACTTGTTGAAGCGTTACCTTCTGATGTAAGCGCTGCTGCTGCTGAGGCTGCTGCATTTATTTCAGAGGTACTTGCGTTTCCCGCTGAAGTAGCCGCATTAGTAGCACTTCCTGCTGACTGAGTAGCACTTGACGCCGCTGCAGTTTCGCTAGCAAGCGCATTTGCTTCACTTGTTGCTGAATTTGTTTCGCTAGTAGCAGCATTAGCTTCGCTAGTGGCCGCATTAGTTTCACTAGTAGCCGCATTAGTTTCACTTGTAGCAGCATTATTTTCAGATACTAGTGCGGCGGCAGCGGATGCTGCTGAAGCAGTTACTGAATTTCCAATTGAAGCTAAAGAGGCGGCTGCTGAAGTTGCACTAGCTGCGGCTGAAGCTGAAGAAACTCCAGCATTAGTAGCTGCGGTTTGTGCATCTTCAACTAGTCCAGCAAGAGAGCTGGCTAATGTAGTTACTACACTACCATCACCTGAATTGAAAAGTCCACCAAGAGAACCATCATCGGTTGCTCCTGTGGTATCAGTGGTATCTGGACTTGCAGGTGTAGCCATTAGATTAACCCTCCTGCATTATAACTCATTTGAATGTTACCTCCAGATGCTCCCCGTTTATTATCTTCATCATTTAACTCATCTATTTCTTGAGCAAACATAGCAAAGTATTTTTGTGCCTGATCATCATCTTGTAGATAAGCAAATAATTCGCCTAATGAACCCATAAGAAGAATTCTTTCATTATCATCACGTAGCCAATTATAGGCAAGCTGCCCAAGATAGTATGCACTTGTAACTGTACCACCTGCTGCGATTGCTTCAGCTTGTGTTGCATAAGGAGTTGCTACACCCCCGGTTGTAGAAAACCAAAGTTCAACAGCACCTGTTACACCTTGAGAAGACGGATTAAGTAATCCTGCAGTGTAGTTAGTTGGTGTTACATTATATAGTGCATCTAATGCTGGGAGTCTGCGGTAATAGTGTAATTCAATCTTAGTGGCTGTACCACTAGCTATTCCATCTCGGAAAGCAGGAGAAAGGATTACTGTGTTTCCTCGCCTAGTCCAGAAAGCAGAGTAATTATATTTACTTGCCGTCCAATCATTAAATGTTCTCAAATCTGTTTTTTCGTTAAAAACTCGTGTAGATTGATTTACTGCATCTACCTCTCGAATTTCAATAAATTCAATAAGGTCAGATGGTACGGTGATTTCCGTCTTACTAGGAACAAGGTTGTTTCCAGCAGTTGTTGCAGCAATCAAGTCAGTTGAGTTATAACTAATAGTGTTTTCAAGCGCAATAACCCTTAGTTTACGATATGCCTTATCTGCAGCATATCTTAAACAATCTTTGATTATGTCATCGCTAAGAACTGCGGAATCTTTATTAGACCAGTTCCTTACTAAGTCAACGAACTGCGTGTAAGTTCTTGCCATCCTTGGCCTCCTAATTAAGTATTGATTAGCAGATCGCGGTATTCAGTCATCAAGATACTTTTTAACTTCTTCATATTATTTGAATCATGCATAAACGCTGGATCATGAAGATCAATATTATGGTCTTGTAGAATCTTAATTGCTACGATATCAGGAATCGTTGCCATCTTACGATAGCCATCCTTCCTAATTCCATAATGATCTTGTTTTTCACGATCTAACCGTGCATTCTCTTTATACTGTGTTATATCTTGTGTTGCTTGCCAGTCTCCTGATTGAAGATCAAAGCCAGCGTTAATACCTTTATCTACTTCCACAGTGCTACTGTGGAATTTAAAGTCTGTTTCTTTTGACATGTCCTCGACTCCTTAATTAAGCGGCGGGTTCTGTATACGCTACAAAGCGTCCAGACTTTCCAATATAGCCAAGCTCTGCACCAGTTGGTGCGGTTGCTGGTGCTGTACCTACGGCAATCGTAGGTGTACCAACTGTAAGATGGGTAAGCTGATAGCCGCCTGCTGCGGCTGAGGCTGTACGCCATACACATGTTTCTGCGGGGTAAGTATTCCCGTTAGCAAGTTGAATAACTAGCATTTACTGTACTCCTATTATTTTATCGACAGTTATAAATTTTACCACCTGCTTTTTTATAAACAGGATCTTCTTTTAAAGTTGATGGCCCAGTACGCTCAGCATTCATAGGGTGCTTTGGGTTTGCGTATTTAGGCTTTGACTTTGGAAGAGGCATACTCTTCATACACTTTCCAGCAGCTTTACACTTGGCTGGTGATGGGCAATCTGCGCATAGTTTCATTAGTCTCTCCCAGTAATTACAGTACCACCAGCTGAATAATATTTTGAAATTTTACCACCGCCCATTTTATATGTAGCTTTTTTACCATATAGTTTTTTTATTAGTTCGTTTTTTTCTTCACGAGCAATAATTTTTGGATCTGTACTCATAGACCCATCTTTTAAAATAATACCTTTTTTATTAGCCATCATTATCTCCTATAATAAAAAGAGGGGAAGCTAGATGCCTCCCCTCAGATATTTTAGTTCAAGCCGTAGATAGCGCCACAACCTGATGGGTTGCGTACTTCCAAGGTTGACTCTTCAACCATCATGCCGACAGTTGAGTCGCCTTTCTGGCCTACATCAACTTCCTGCATTGGGCGCAGGGTTGCAACATTAAACCACATTGGATCGTAGATCAATGCAGGAAAGTCGGCTACGTTAGTAGTCGCTGCTAGGTTAGCAGGTGTTGCGTTTGAGTTGATGAACTGTACCTGGTTAGCAAGGCCCATGATGTAGTTAGGAACTACCATGAGATCGCCAAAGTCAGACATGTAGATGTCTACAGACTGGCGCAGCTTACCTGACTCATCAATGTTACGCTGAACATTGGTAGAAGCCTGGACAAGGTCAGAGAAGTCACGGCGCAGCTTTGGTGAAAGCATAACCTTTGAAGCCTTACCGCCCTGCTCGTAGATCTTCTGCATAACTGCATCAAGATCAGACAAAGCAAGTGAACCTTTAGTAGGTGCTGCAGTTGTTGTCAGTGAAGAACGAACAACCTGAGTACCATCACCAGCAACAGCAGGCGAGGCCCATTGACCAGCGTATACTACAGTATCAGCTGAGTTGATGAATGATTGGTAACCACCAGCTGAGCGTGCAGTATTACCCTGAACACCAACAGCTGCTGATACGTTGAATGAGTGAATCATGTCGTGCTCGACATCACGGCGAAGCTCTGTACCACGCTTCTTGAGCTGGTAAGCATATTCGTCTGCAATACCTGCCTGATCTACTGCACGGCGTGTGCCTGATACAGCAATTGTCTTACCGTTGATCTGAGTGTAGTTACCCAGACGAGTGCGGTATGGGCCAGTGCGAGCAAAGCGATCGCCGACTGCAGGAGTACCTGTACCACCAGCAACAGATGGTTCGATGTAGTCAGTACCTTCAGCAATGCGTGAAGAGCCTGGAGTATCGAGTTGGTCTGTCTGCCATTCGTGATAAATTGCAGTTGCTTTAGCTTTGCCAACAGATGACATGAAAGGGGTTTCATCACGAGTAATCATTGTGATGAAGTTAGCTAGATCTTCCCGCTGGGAAACATCTTTGCCAGTTCCGCGAGCTGGACCTTGTGGTCCACCTGTGCCGCGTACACCAAGAGTGCTTGACATTTATTTATACCCTCCTAAGGTATTAAAGATTTAAGGAGCGTTCAGCAAGAGTTCTTAGAAAGGCTTGTTGTTCGTCAGCTGAAGCTTGACCACTTAAAGTGCGTCTACGAGTAGCTTCACGTGCATCTTCTTTTTGTTTAGATACAGACTTTGCTTTCCTTAACGGAGCCTTCTTTGTTGGGGTTGACTTACGTTTAACAGCACCTTTAGTAACACCTTGTTTAAGTCGTCGATAGTCATCAACAAACTTAACAATAATAGGATCAGCAATAGAATCTAAAACTTCGGGGGAAATTCCTTCCTCAATAGCAAACTGCCGGATTGCTCCAGCTGTTTCTTCATTGAAATCGGGAATAAGCGTTGGGATTGTTTCATTGAAATAATCTAACTGCTGTTTCCATTCAGTCTCGTTTGCTTGCTGCTCCTGTTGAGTAATCTGAGTAACAAGTGATTCACGTTGTTTACGAGCGTTCCAGTAATTCTTTTGCGCTTGCTCACGTTGGTCCTTGAGTTCATTTACTTCGTAGGTATCACCGTCTTTACGAGCTTGCTCAATTTTAGATTCAAGCTCATGGTATTCGGCTGATAACGTTTGTTCATTAGAATATAATACCGCAGCAGATGCTTTAGACATTACGCCTAACTCTTCCACCTTTGTTTGGTATTCTTCTTCCAACTCTTTTCTTGCGTCACCAAGTTCACGACCCTTTTTAGAAAGATGCTGTTCAGTAGAGTAACCTTTAATCAGGTCACCAAAAGAAACTTCGGCAAATTCGCCATCAACTTTGATAACAACCTTAGCTTCTAGGTCTAAGTCTTCAGTAGCATAAACATCAGATTCATCGGTAGCGGACTCTTCGTCGGCATCTTCTTCTTCAGTTTCAGCTTCTTCTTCTTCGACCTCTTCTTCAACTTCTTCGCTATCGGCTTCATCAGATTGTTCTGGGTCTTCTTCATCTGATTCTTCCGGGTCTAACTCAGGGACTTGCTCATCGGGTAGAGATCCTACGAACTCGGAGTTTCGTACAATGTCAGCCAGCAAGGCGTCTTCAGTTTGACCGTTATTAACCTCTGCGGTAGAGTCATCCATTTGGGTAGAGTCCATTTGTGCTTCGGTATCCTGTT